TTTGTGATTGATGGTTTGTGGTCGAAGTTCAGTACTCATGCAAGATCTTACCTCCAACCTCGTTTCTCTAATAAGAGAAATCTGGTTCGGAAGATCAGGCTTGCAGCTCTACTAAACTATTCGAAACGACTCTTTCCTAATCTTCCAAGGGAACTCGTGGATGCCAAGCTGGCTGATTTCACTGAGTTTATAACATCACCGGATACCGATGTCCTTCATGAGCGTGAAGCTCTTGAGAACGCGATAGACCGGGAGGTCAATAGACTCCCAGTGTTCAAAGCTCGCTATGACCAACCATTTGTCCCTACTGGTTCTTCCTGTCTTGAATCCACCCGTGCGAACGGGGGAATCCAAGGTTGGACTAAGAAGATACTACAAAGCCTTTTCGACCACTTCCCGTGGTTGGAAAAGATTCATCAAATCGAGGGAATTGGAGAGGAAATCCTCTTTGGTTCTATGTCTCCCATTTGGAATGAGATTCTATCTATCCTCTTTTCAGAGGCGATTGAGTCCTTCCCTATGGAGGGTCCTTGGGACTTGATGGAAGTGGCACCAGCTGCAATTGCTGAGCCTCTCAAGGTTCGTATTGTGACACGATCCTCCTGGATTCTCCAATTATTGAAACCGATTCAACTTGCATGGCATTCTACCATGCGACAGGATCCGGTTTATGAACTAATTGGGGGTAAATCAGTTGAGGATGCTCTCGTGGCACTGAAACTTGAGAAGGGTCAGAAATTTGTTTCTGGTGACTACGAATCCGCTACGGATCGTATCCACCTTCACTACACCAAGTATACTGCTCAGAAGATGTTTGAGCGTACCCGTTTCACCTTTCCCGAGGGAATGGTGTTTCAAGACATGGATATTGAGGGTTGGCTTAACCGTATGGTTATCCACTCCTTTGATTCAATCTTTATTGGTGAGTCTAGTAATGTAGTTCTTCGGGGACAGATGATGGGTCATATTCTCTCTTTTCCTCTTCTTTGTATAATCAACAAAGCAGCATCATCTTTAACTCTCCCACCGGATCGGTGGATGAGAATTAACGGTGATGATGTTCTGTTTCCCGCTTCAAAACGGGAATACAAAGAATGGGAACTTCATACCAAACATGTTGGACTGAAGAAGTCCGTTGGTAAGAACTATTACTCACGTGATCTCGCCATGATTAACTCCGAGGTCTACACCTGGTCAAAGGAGAAGAACCGTATGGTTCGTCTCATTTTCCCTAATGTAGGTCTTCTCGGTTATCTTGGGGACTTTGTCGATAAATTTGGTCGACAAGTCACACCCTGGGAACAATTGTCAGGTATCGTGGTTGATTTCTGGAAAGGAATCGAGCCTCGCTACCATGACTTTGCTCTCAGAATGTTACGTGAGAGGTACCCTATAGTATCTGGTTTTCCTGGATCCTTCTTTGGACCCACGAATCTCGGATGCCTAGGATTACCTGTTCCCGCGGGTCATACTTATACCCGTTACCAGAGGATTTGGATGGAGGCGCACCGTTTAGGGGTTTACTCTTTCCGTGAGGGAATTCGTACGGACTATGCCCGTATTGAAACCCTCTACCAGAAAGAGATCCCACTTCAGGATGAATTCCTGAGGTGGGGTGTCCCAGATGTAGTGCTTACTCCTGAGAATATTTTGCCCGATCCGTACTCTCGATCCGGAGGATTGTCCAGGGAACTAATGCAAATTCGGAGGTGGTTTGAGGGGTTGATAACTCTCAAACACCAGAAGATCTTTGGTAGGAGACGATTCAATCGTTTCCTTATCCGGAATCCTCTTCCGCCCCTTTCTGGGGAAGCATTAGACTCGGTCCTCCAGAACCAATGGCACGAGTCACGCCCACAGTGGTACCATATTCGACAAGGTACCCTTGTTGACGAGCCGGTCGTCCGATTTCATTTCTAATCACGCTGGGATCTAGCCCTGTAGGCTAAACGAGAGACCAAGAGGTCCCGTCGAAAAGCGCAATGGTCCGGGCGATACGCCTGCACTGATTAATTAGAAATG